CTTTGTATCAGGCATTTTGTAAAACCTCCTATTTTAATTTTTGCGCGAATATTCGCGCGAAGTTCTGTTCGACCCATTGATCAACCGGTTCGATATGTTTTTGAGGCTTCACACGTCCGACAACGACACCATTCCGAATGATCGGATGTCCCTTTTCGAGAAGATGGGTCAACGATCCGTCCGTCGCGTTATATACGCGAGCTTCGATCAACAAACGGCTTTTCTTGTCGCGCTGGTATTTCCACCCCTTCGCGTATCGTCCGCCGTTCTTTTTCTTTTTCGGACTCGTTGATTTCAGACGGTTGACCGCCTCTTTTCCGACCTCGTCCATCGCCTCGCCGATCGCCTCGGTGACATCGCGGCCGAAATCTTCCATATACGATTGAATTGTTTTTGCGAGTTTGTCCGGGTTCCCGATGTTGATTCTTTCTTCCATCTGGGATCACCGTCCTTTCACATAAGGTCGAAACCGAATTCGACTTCCCAGACCTTTTCATCATCAAGATATGTTTCGGTTCTGGTCCATCCGACGCCGATCTCGGATAGAAGATCCTTGATCGGTTGTTCTAGTGCCGGGTCGATCTCGAAGCAATAAAGCAACAACGCGATTTCGTCTTTTTCGACATAAACGCGGTTGTCGGCAGCTACATTGTCGGGTTGTGAAACATTGATGACCAGAAACGGAACCTTTCGACCGATCTTCGCGTGATCGCGATCAATGGTCATGTGTGTTCGTTCCTTGATCAATGCGATCAGATCAGTTTGATTCATTTCTTTGTTCCTCGTTTCCGTTTCGGCTTTTCGGGTTCTTCCGGTTCATCCTCGACCGGGACGACATATTGATTCGGTGTGTCTAGTTCAACAATCGTTCCGATTTTCTTGATTCCATCGCGCCCGAAATAGGGTTTGATCACTCGATATTTCATAGATCCTCCTAGTTAAGGCCGACCGCCTGTTCGCAATATAATTCGAGTTCGTCCGGACTTGATTCGTATGTCCGATAGACTTTCAATCGGACCGTTTTCTGGTCCCTTGTGATCTCGATCTCGGTTTGTCCGGAATAGTCCGCCGGATGAATGATGAATTCATATTCCGGTTTGATTCCTAATTGCCCGGCCGCGAAGAATTCAGAACGCGACACCGGGATTTCCGTCGCAAGGACGGAAACCCGGACATCGCGCGTGATATCTTGTGCCAATGCATCTTGACCGGTGACTTCTTTACTAATCAGAACGATTTCGCAATCAATCATCGGTCGTCACCTCCGCGGACTTGCGTTCCTTGCCGAATAGACGGTTGTTTATCCGCCAGCGTAATGACCGCGACATTCCCGATTGCGGATTATCTCCGCGGCGCGCTAACCATTTTTCGCGCGCATAATCGACCAGAAGTTCGCCATCGTCCACGTTTTCGAGGTTAAGGACAAGGCCTTCACGTTCGATTTCGTTTTTCGCGACATTCAAAAGCGATGTCAGGCGCGAATCATACGCGGTCGAATTGAGAATTCCGAGATCGATTTTCAGTTTCTGAAGTAGTTCGTTCATGTCGGATCATCCTTTCGTCAAGAATCTAAAACCGTAAGATCGGAAAGATCATAATCGGTCGTTTTGGTCATGTGACCGTCGCTAATGACAACGCGGAATTTCTGAACATCCTTGTCCGTGACCTTGAATACACCATTCAGATCAGGATCGCCGATGATCTCCTGAAGGCCGGAACCCTCGGACGGATTCATTCCGACTTTGATCGACGTTGCGTTCGGATCCAGATCGGCGAATTTGAGTGCGAGGAAATTTCCGGCGCCCCAATACCCGGCGATCGGACCATCTTCAAGATATTTCAGTGTTCCGGTTATCTTTTTGCCGGAAACGACGACGTCGGATTGAATGTCAGACACCGGCGTTTCGTAGATCAGGGTTGACGCGCTTTCGGCCGTGACGGTCAACCCTCGGAAGGGTTTGCAAAATCAACGGAAGTCGTCGGCGCGGTTCCGTTGATACCGATAACGGCGAATGCCTTTGTGACCGCCGGCTTTCCGTCGTAACGAGCGCGGCCGCGGACCACTGTCTGATCCTGGAGGAAACGAACGTGTTCGGATGTGTCGATCGTCATTTCCTTTCTTTCTCCGAGAACATAAAGTTCGAAGAAACCTACGACGAGGTTGTCGTCCGGAATGAAGTTCAGGACTTCAAGATCACCACCGGCAACCGGCATTGTCCCATTCACGGCGGAAACGAGAACGCCGGCGGCGTTGAATTCGAGTCCCTCGGCCTGAATGTCGATATATGTGTTGTCGTTCAGCGCCCATGTTTTCGGTCCGCGTGCATAGATGTTCGTGATCGCCTTTGTTGCCTTAAGCAGACCCTTAAAAAGATCCTTTCCGGTAGAGGATGCGGCCGCGATTGTGATCTCGTTTGTCAGCTTCAGTGCGTCGTCCGCGTCAATAGCGGTAACGACACCGGTCGGCATCTTGACGCCTGTTCCGTAGATGATCGCCTTGTCGAGTGCGAGGCCGATTCCCTGAAGGATAGAAACGGAAATCTCATCCAAAAGATCGATGTCGGAATCCTCGATCATCGCGTTGCAAAGCGGAATAAATCCGGCGACCTTGTAACAATCGATATCGACCTTCGACAGTGCCTTTTCCAGCTCATAGATCGGATCACAGCATTCCTCCCAGAATGCCTCCGCGGACTTGCCCATAACGATGACACGGCCATCGCCGGAAAGAGAAACTACTCTACAATGCTTGTAAAGCTTCGAATTCTCGATCATATCCTCACGGATAACATCGATGATCACTCTAGGGATCAGGCACTGACCACCTGTAATCGCGCGCTTTTCTGCGACCGCGGTTCTGACCTCGGTCAGAAATGCTTTGACATCGTCGCGGTTGACCATTTCCTCACGCTCAACGATTGTCATCTGTCTGATTGCTCTTGTCTTGAACATTGTTCTTTTACCTCCTGATTTCTTCTTTGTGGTTTTCGTTGTTTTTTCGGGTTCGACGTCCGCGTTCTCCGGCGGCGGCGGAACCGTTCTGTTCTGGGCGTCCTCGATCTCGGTCAACTCGCGTTCCATTTCGGCGACTTCGGTTTCGATGTCGCTGATCTGGTTCTCGGTTGCCTGAACGTCGTCGTCAAACGCCTTTTTGTCGGAATCATACTGATCGGCCGCTTCTTCAACGGCGGATCTTTCCTCATCGGTCGAAGCCTCATCCACGGATGCGACGATCTCCGCCTCGCGCTTTTCGAGTTCGGCGCGGATCTGGTCGAATCCGGAACGCTTTTTCATCAGATCATCAAGAATCTTTTTCTGATCCGTGATCTTCTTCCGAAGAATGATCGTTCTGATTGCCATCTTCTAAATCCTCCTTTGTGGAATGATTGAAACGTGCCTTCATGCGCGCTTTCCACGCGTCCGCCTTTCTTTCTGCGATCGCCTCGGCGTCACGCTGTCTCGCCTGAATGCTTGTTTCCTTGTATGCCGGGAATGTGCAGCAAGAAACCTCGAAAAGTTCGACATCCGTCAGCGTCCACACGACCGAACCATCATTCCGAAGATCGGTTTCTTCAGAAATGATGTAGAATCCGAACGAACACTGATTCACGTCGCCGCGTTCAACCCTTGCATGAATGTTCATCGCGTCAGAATCTTTCGGATTGATTTTGATGCGACCCCACAAACCGCGAGAATCGACCTTCAATTCAAGTGTTCCATTTGTTGTTCTTCCGATGACTAATGTCGTATCGTGATTGATCAACGCCCGGATATCACCCGAAATCGAAGAATCAAACGCGGTCGGCGCCATCTTCTCGAATGCACCGTCCCATAACTCGGTTTCTGTATTGAATACGGCGAAATATCCTTCGATTATCGGATTTCCGTC